GCGGTAGGGTTTTTTGGCGGGAGTTTTCCTTCTCCCTTCCTACTTTTTATTGTAGGAAATTTTTTAGCTTGGTTATCGCTTCTATTTATAAGATACACAAAAATTATAAAAATATCAACTGCCTGTATCTCTCATCTAAAGAAGAAAGGATTAGGCAGTTATTTTATCCTAAATCTATCTAACAATTTAATCTTTTTGATTGATAGGGAAACCGGGAATTTATCACATCAAATCAAATTTAAGGAGATTAGAGATGAAAATCAGACCCTTAAAATTTACAGATAAAGAAGGGATAACCTACTTTATTTCTGCTGGTGGTAGCGTTTATATAGAGTTAAACACCAAGAAAAGACCATATAGAAAAATAGGAAAATACGACTTTTATAATAAAGCTTTTATTAAAGAAGAAAAAGTTGACCACAACGCTATATATCATAAACTCCAAGCTTTTGGCTTTCCTTATCACCTTTTAAAAGAACTACATGCAAATAAAAACTATGGGCTAAACAAAGTAATAGTTGAATTTAAAAATTTTGAAACATACACCATATCAACAGAAAAACTATTTGAAAAAGGTTTTTTCTTAAACTACAAAAAACAAGGCTTGGAGTTAAGGATATTCGTTAAAATCAGTGAATTTGAAAGAAAATATATTCATCCTAAATTAAAAAAGAATAATGAGAAAATGCTAAAAAGAATAGAAAGAAAAAGGAGAGCTAGGACAAGGTGAAAGTTGCATTTATTAGAAAAGATTTATTTCTAAAAAAGTTCCGAATGACAGAAAGAACTTATAGAAGAAAACGGAGAAATTTAGAAATATTCACGATAGAGTTAATCTATACATACATACTCATTGATAAAGACACCTTTAAACCTATTAAACCTATAAAAATCAAAGAGTTTAAAGAGTTATTTAAAATCAAAGCTTAATTAATCTGTATCCGCAAAACATCTCCTAAATCTGTCCCCCCGGACATCATCAACAAATCTTTTTGACTAAAATTCAAAGAAATATTCCATTTACAAAGGTGTATTATGGCAGGATTTAAACATGGCGTAGAAGTTATATCTTCAAATAAAGGAGTAATACCTCTAGTTGAAGTTCCCTCGGCAATAATTGGTTTAGTTGGAACCGCCCCAAAGGGAGAACCGAACAAAATTCACCAAATTAGAAACTACGATGAAGCATTAGAAATATTTGGAGAAGAGGCAGAAGGCTTCACAATTCATAGAGCATTACAGAACTACTTTAGATATAGAGATACATTAGTTTTAGTGATAAATGCTTACGACCCAGACAAACACGATACACCTGCAGATGTTAACGCAGGAGATATAGCAGACGCTTTAAGAGTTTTCAGGAAGGCTAAACAAGAAATAGGCTTTTTCCCAAAAATTTTAGATATACCGGGATACTCACAGGATTTAGCAGTAGCAAATGAAATGATTGCTCTAGCTGACAAAATTAGAGCAATAGCTTTAATAAATATTCCAGAGGGATATAACATAGAAGAAGCGGTCAACTTTAAATCAAATATAGCGTCCTCTAGAGCTTATGTTTTATATCCAAAAGTTTACACAATGGATAATTTATCAGGAAAGCCTACACTAGATTGGCTATCATCGGTTGTAGCAGGCTTAATAGTTGAAACAGATTTAACAGAAGGATTTCAAAATTCGCCTTCAAACAGAGAATTAAAAGGCGTTTTAGGATTAGAGTTTATCTACGAATACATACCAAATGACCCAACAAGTGAAGTTCAATATTTAAACTCTATGGGGATAACAACAGTTAAAAAAGATATGGGCGGTTTTAGACTATTTGGAAACTATACAGCCGCTTACCCATCTCAAACATATCCAGCAGACACATTTATAAACTGGATTAGAGTGGCGGATATATTAGATGAAACACTTGAAGATAGATTAATCCAAACACTGGACCAAAATATAATTGATAACCCATATGACCCAACAACTTCTATAACATTTAGAATTAGAGAAAGTATAGATGATTTACTAGATGAGTGGAAAGCAAAAGGGATAATTATATCCGGAGAAGCTGAAGTTCCACTTGAGATGAATACAGCCTCAACATTATCACAAGGGCAGGTATATTACAGAATAAACAACTTTGCAGTATCTACACCGCTCCAAGCAATAACAATTGAAAGAGTTAACAATTCAGATGCTTTAGCTGAAGTCTTTGCGAAATTATTCGGAGGTAATCAATAGTGGCTAATAAAATAGTTAATTTTGAGAAAAACAAAGGATGGATAAATGGTAAAAACTATTTAGGAATTATAGAGGAAGGCTCTGTAGAACTAAAAAGAAAAACAACAGATTACGATGCTTCTGGAATGGTTCTTCCTGTCAAAATACCTATGGGGAAGTTAGAGCCTATAACAGCAAAACTAAAAGTAAAACTGGCAGACCCCATGGTGTTTACAGAATTTGCAAAAAACAGGGGATTTGTAGATATAAGGATGTCAGGATTGGCAAGCGTATTTAATTCAACACAAGGCTATGTTTACGATGAGAATATAACTACAAGAATAAGAGGATTTACAGAGGAGATACCAACACCAAATCATAAAGATGGGGAAATAGGAACAAAAGATTTAACAATCAATGTTTGGTTTTTAGAAATTTCCAGAAATGGCATCGTAATTTTAAAAGTGGACGCTACCTCTGGAGAAATAATACCAAGGGATTTAGTCTAGGAGAAGAAAATGGAAATAATCCTAGCATGTGAAGGAATAAAAAGAAATGGAGTTGAATTAACGGCGGAGATTATCAAGCAAATAGAAGAAACATTTAAAAACTTAAACTACAAGCCGCCGATAGTTATAGGGCATATATCAGAGTATAAAGACGGAGATAAAGCATTTGGTAGAGTTTTATCGGTTAGAAC